AACTGTCACTCTTACTTCTGGCACTGATTGGGCAGAAACCACAACAATTTCGGTCGGTGGCTTCACAGCTGGCGCAACCCTAAATGTTGGTGACGTATTCACTCTATCTGGCGTATACTCTGTAAATCCTCTAACTAAGGCAACTCTTCCATCTCTTAAACAATTCGTTGTTAAGACTGCCGTTACTTCCGCTACAGCTTCGGCTCAAGCAGTTGTATTCGCTCCAGCCCTAGTCGCTGCAGGTGCTTTCCAGAACGTATCCCTAACAAGCACAGCTTCCAAGTTGATTGCATACTCTACTTCTGGCACACAAGGTCAGGAAGGTATTTGCTTCCATCGCACAGCTGTTGGCGGAGCATCTCCTAAGCTAAAGGTTCCAGAAGGTACTGATAAGGCTTCTGCGGCAAACGATCCAGATACTGGCTTGTCTATCCGCTATGTATCCGACTTCGCATCTACTTCTGGTGAATTCATTAACCGTGTTGACGCTTTCGCCGGTGTCAAGGTATTGAATTCAGATTTCGTGGTTAGAATTAGGGGGTAATCGTCAGTATAAGAGGTTAAACTTTTATACACTATATTCAAGGTAGTCTTCTTCGGAGGGCTACCTTTTATTTCGTATAAATATATGCATAACCAAGAGAATAATCAATGATACAAATTAGAAAAATTGTAAACTCTAGTCTTGCCGCAATTAACGTATTTGGCTATGGCGAAAATCCAGATCCGAATTCCTCACAGATATGCCTAGATAATCTTAGATATCTTCTAGATGAATTAGCTATACGTTATGTAAATTATAAGAAATTTGAATGTGTTGTTACTGCGAAAAATGGTATAACATTAGGCACGGACAATTCGAATATACTCACTCCTATTTCCGGAGATTTTTATCAACGTCCGGCGAATATCACTAAAATTATTCATACGATAGATGGTGCAAACTACGATCTACCTTTAAAAACATATGAAGAATATAGAGAAATACGCATAACCGAAACTACTGGTCATCCTTATGCGGCGTATATTGATTATTCTGTACCATATACTTCTCTATACTTTTACCCAATTCCTTCTGGTGGGACAATCCGGGTTATAGGTAATTCATATTTAATCGATGACACGACAACACTTAATGATTATTTACCTATACCCGAAGAATTTGTTGGGGGTATAGTATCAAATCTTACTCTAAGAATTGCCCCTTACTTTGGTGTAACTCCTGGACAAGATTTAATTATAAGAGCTTCCTCAGACATGAAACATATAAAACAAGTATACCGTCTTCGTAGATTAGAACGTATGGAAAATGATTATTCTTCACCATATAGTTTTGATTATCGTAACGGAGGATACTAATGTTTAAGCAACAGCCTATACAATTAGGTTCTGATCCATATTCTTCACCATATAAAACAATTGGTGTGGAACAATGTGAAAATTTCTACTATGAACAGAATATATCCGAAAATGCTAAAGTAAAATATTCATATGTATCTGTACCCGGATGTCGTATATTCTCTGCTAAAAGCAATTCAAACGGTTGCCGAGGTATATTCCGAACATCTTCCAACAGATTATTTTCTGTAACTGGTAATAAATTAATTGAAATATTATCAACAGGGCAAAAGATTGAAAGAGGAACTATATCTACATACTCAGGAACATGCCAATTAGCTGACAATACATATCAACTTATATTGGTAGATGGTCAATATGGGTATATTCTTGATCTTGCCTCAAATACTTTCACACAAATAAATCCTGAAATATTTCAAAATGGTGCCACGCATGTAACATGTATAGACACTTACTTTATTGTAAATAGACCAAATTCTATATTCTATAACTGGTCTAAGCCAAACAATGGGCTTGAATGGGATCCTCTTGATTTCGCCTCAAAAGAAGGAATGCCGGATAATATAGTTGGTCTAAAAGATTGTAACAACCATTTATGGGTATTTGGTAATTATTCTATTGAAATACATTACAATACTGGTGAAACTACTACACAAGTATGGCAGAGATATCAATCGGCAATTATAGACATTGGCTGTGTATCAAAATATTCTATTGCTCGTATTGGAGAAAAGATATTCTTCATGGGAGTTGATAAAACTGGTGACGTAGGAGTATACACAAACAACAATATTACTCCTATAAAAATATCTAACATTGGTATTGAGCAAGTTATACAAGAGCAAGGTGGCGATCCTTCGAATGTTATTGGCTATACTTATGCTCAAGATGGCCACTCATTTTATGTATTACAATTTATGAGTTCTCAACTTACATTAGTATATGATCAGACAACAAATAAATGGCATAAGCGCAATAAAGTTGTAGATGACAAAACAGGTAGAGTAGAATCAAAATGGCAAGGCCACTATTCAGCATACTGTTTTAGCAAGAATATATTCGGTGATTTTGATTCAAATACATTCTATTGGTCCGATATGAATTATTATCAAAATGATTTAAATGATGGTACACAAACCTTTATCAAACGTATAAAGACCACACCTATACAGCAATCCAATCAAAAAAGAATTAGATGGAACAGTTTACAGGTAATATTTGATGCTGGTGGAAACGGTATAGCCCAAGGAGCAAATCCTTTATGTGGTCTTGCCATGCTAGAAAATGGTCAACGTACAGCAAATGCTACAAGATATGCAAGTATAGGTAGAATTGGTGAAATAGAAACTCGTTGCCGATTTGTCAATTTAGGTACATCAAGAAACAGAACATTTTCTATAGAAGTAACCGAGCCTATGCCTGTTATACTCGTAGGACTTATTGCAGAATTTGAGGAATTACGTTCATGAAAATACAGTTTGCCCCTTTATCTTCAAATATATCCATAGATAATCAGCTAACACTTCCATGGTTTGCCTGGTTTTCCTCTATATCTAAAAATTTAGAGAATGCTTGTCGTACATTTGAAATGGTAAATTATACTTATACCATAAACAATAACATATTAGCAATTATGTATCAAGGACAAGGTAACGAATCACTTGCTTTACCATATATAGTAGTCGTTGATACTTTTCTCACATATATCAAAAAAGAAAACGATATGTGGGTAACCTATGTGCTAGATATACCAAAAGGCAGCCAGACGGTGTATATACCATCAGGTGACATACAAATAAAAGACTTTCTGATAGTCTCCCAACAGAACAAATAAATATACTCAAGAGGTAAAAATGATTCCAGCAGCATTAGCAATCCCAACAGGCGCAGCCCTACTTGAAAATATAGGTGGTTTTCTTGGTGGTCGTTCACAATCAAGAGCCGCACAAAGAGCCGCAGATGCTCAGATCGCCGCACAACAAGAAGCTATGGCATTTCAAAAACAAATGTATGGCGATGCACAAAAAGCTTGGTTACCATATATGGAAGCAGGTGACCGTGGGGTGGTTGGATATGAAGAAGCGATTAATAATTTCAAAAACCCAACATTAGCATATACCCAAAAAGATTTTAATCTTACAAACTGGAAAGATCCTGGCTATGATTATAGATTGTCTGAAGCACAAAAACTAATAGATGCTTCTACTGCTTCAAAAGGTATGACACTTGGAAGTGGAGCATTAAAATCTATGCAAACTCGTGGTCAAGACATGGCATCCCAAGAGTATCAGAATGCGTATAATAGACATTTACAAGATTCCACTCTTAGATATGGTCAAGCATCAGACCAATGGAAACGTGATTATGACTCTATGAATCAGAATATCACGAATTTGGGTAATCTTACAAATCTTGGTACTATGGGTGCTCAAGCCCAATCAAATCTCGGCCAAGGACTTGCAACAGGTATGACTCCGCTTATCACAGGTCAAGGAGATGCCGCAGCGAATGCAGCTCTAGCTCAAGGTGGTGCAGATGCTTCTGGTTGGAGTAATCTAGGTTCTGGTCTTGGCAGTATAGTAAAGAATGCTGGCCAATACTACTCTTCAAATCCATCATATAAGATGTATAACAAATAAGGATTAAAAATGCCAGTAAATTATGATCTCCTAAAACTTACACCACCAGAACCTACAGTAAAAGTCATGTCGGCACAAGATTATTTGTCTGGTGCTCAAGCAATTAGAGAGGCTCGTCGCAAGAAAGCTATAGAAGAAGCTGTGCGTTCAGGTATAGATGCAAAAGGTGATATGAATACGGAAGCTATGCGCCAGTCTTTAATTGCTCAAGGCTTTGGTGAGGATGCCGACAGAGTTGTCCGAGATATTTCTATGGCTAGACTTGGTGACATATCCACAACATTTGATGTCGGAACAAAACTCAAGGCAGGTGTTGATGCTGGCATTATATCTCCAGAAATTGCACAACGAGCTATGGGTACCACTTCGCAAATTGTAAGAACTCCATTTGAAGAGAAGCAAGACCTCTCGATGTTCGAAGGCGTTCCTGGGGCTGCTCTATCTCAAGAATCTACATATCAAACAGAGCCAACAGAAGATGGATTCGTGCGTATACCTAGACCCACCGACGATATGGCTCCTCTATACAATCAAACAACTGTGGATACAAAAGCCCAAGCGGTTCCAGAATATTCCGCTAATCTAATCAACTTCGCCAAAAAGCAGAACGAAGAGTCTTTAGGGGAAATTCGTACATCGGGGACAGAGTTAAAATATACTTTACCAGAAGGAACCGATAAACAGTATATTCTAGATGCGGCAAAAACTCTTGGATATACAGGATCAACAAGTATAGAAATTGATGCCGAACTAACTCAAAGAGCTATGTCACAAGTTCCAAAACCAGTACTAACTCCTAAAGGTTATGGGGCAAAAGACTTATTGGAAGCACAAGCCGAGTTTGCTCAGAAAATGACCGAGTATCCAGCTCTTATAGCACAAAAGAAAGCAGAACTGATCAAACAATTGGAAGCTGGGCAATCCGCTCGATTTGGTCAAGAACGCGCCCGTAAATCAGAAAGTATGGCTGAAGATACACAATCAAGAGAACGTGCAGAATTTACAAGAAAACGTGAAGCTGCAAAAACATTGGTAGACCAAGGTATAACTTCAAAACTTATGCCAGATGCTGACGTGACTGCCTTACAGGATAAATTTGTTCCAGCTTTGGACGATATTGTAAAAGCTACACAAGGTTTTGGTGGGGCTATGGGAGCAGCAGTTGCTATGGCAAAGATAGATGGTTCTGTGAATGCTGATAACGTTATATCTAAGCTTGTTGCTGGTGGTGCCATGACTAGTTCAGATGCCGCCAAGCTAAAAGCACTAATGTCACCAGAAGCATATTCAAATCTTAGTATGATTATGAAAGGTGGATCTTTAGATGCCGCTCAAAAAGTGTTAGGTTCTTTAGGTATTGAACTAGGTGAAGGACGTGGGATGTCGGATGCTTGGAAGAAGGCAGCATTACACAATGTATACAAACAAGCTAAAACACATGGCATGACATCAAAATATTTTTCGGATATAACCGGAGAACCGTTATCTGCAGCAGAAACATTACGATCAAAAGGTGTTGGACAAACAAAACCTACACAAGATAAATCTCCAAAAGTAGGGGATAAGCGTTCAGATGGTAAAGTTTGGACAGGAAAGGCTTGGAGATAAAATGGCTAAATTTAAATTAAAAGACGGAAGAATTATAGATGTTGACGAAGATGAAATTCGTGATTTAGTTATTGCTGGTGCTGGTGAGGAAACTGATTCCGAAACTCCTGAACAAATGCGTTCAAGAGCCAAGTCAGAATATTCACGGGATGTTCAACAACAAATGTCAGAATATGATGATGAGCATCCATACGCTTCAACACTTATGCCTAAAATGACAGAAGCTATTAAGACAAATCAGCCTTGGTATATACAATCCACAGAAGCGGCAAAAGATATATTTTCTTCACCAGGTATAGATATTACAAGATATATTCGTGGGACATATACTCCAGAAGAAGAACGAGGAATGCGTGAGGAATATCCTATATCTATGGGTATATCCGATTTTGGAAAAAGTATAGCAGAATCCCCACTTAACATTCCATTGGCTCCTGTGGCAGCTCTAGGAGCAGGTGCAACAGGTATCGGCGCGCTTGGAGCAGGGATAGGAAGATTTGGGATTACTGGTGGAACTGTTCTTGGTGATATTGCTTCGGAAAGACAAGTACAAGGACAAGAAGTTACACCTTTGGATTACGGTATTGCCCTAGCATCCGGTATATTACCAGAAGCAGCATCTGGAGTGAGCAAAGGTATAAAATACCTAGCAAATAAATGGAACATTCCTGGGAAATTACAAGCAGGAATGATTGAATCTCAAATTGCGTCTAATCCTAAAATAAGGGCTTTTATGGAACAGGGTTCACCTTTAAAATATGGTCAAAAAGAAACTCTATTTTTAAACGAAGCGGGAGAAATAGTTACCCCTCAAGATCGCGCCCTTTTGGAAGCATATGCGAGAAATGCTAAGTCTGGGCAAGAGTTGTATGAAAACACAGCAAAACTTGTGGGTGGAATGGCAGGTTCTGGAGTTGGATCGGTTGTAGGTGGGCCTATAGGCTCAGTTATTGGTTCTGGTCTTGGCAATAGACTAGCCGGAAAACTAAATCCAAGTGCTATGGAAACAATGGTAAGTCGCTTACAAAATGGTATACTTAAACATACGGAAATTCCTCAAGAACTTGCTCAAGGTATCGCCCCAGTATTAGCAGAAACAAGAAGAGCCAAGGAAACAGTATCGTATAACAATGCCCTATTATCCGCAATGTCAGATAATAAATTGTCTGAATCTGAATATAGAGCATATCAAAGACCGGAAAATATGGCAAGATTCTACGCTAGATTCCCAGAGTATAGATAATTATTTTAGCCATTTGATTATTTTGTATATACAGAACATGATAATGGCAATTTTAGCGGCAAGAGCTATTCCTATCATAGCTAGTACAATTAATAAAAATAAAACTTCTCCCATTATTCGCCTCTTTCTTTTAATGTTGTATAATCAAAATCATCTACCTCTGAACGAAATCGTGAGGTATCTTTTTTATGTGGAAGAAAAAACGGAAGTATTAACATACCAAGAATTAATAAAATAAACATTATCATAACTCTACCTCATTTAAATTAAAATGTGTTAACTTATGTTTAAGAATATACTCGTTATAGGCTAATGCTGCAGCTTCTTGTGTATCGAAACAACCTATGAATATTCGGTTTTTATTTATGTAAATTGTAGACACGAATTTTCTGTTTAGTTTGTTGAAGTAAACCCCTATATATTTTGATGAAGTATCTTTTTGTTTTGTCACATTTCTATTATTTTCTGTTAATGTAACAATACGAAGATTGTCTGGATGATTATTATGTTTATTACGATCAATATGATCTACAATTTGCTCAGATAAAAGATTTATATTACGAAAAATACTATATATAATTCTATGATTTCCGTAATTTTTTCTATTAATTCCTGTAACAAAATACCCACTACTGATAGAACCCGCATGATCACCAATATTGATTTTTGGGCAAGTTTTCTTTTTCCAGCGTAGCCCTTCTGGTATACTCAAATCTATTTCAAACAATTTCTTTAATTCTTCTACATCTGGTAGTAATTTTGCTTTCATGTCAGCCCTCTTCCCTTATTTACTCATAATATACACCTGAACCCCGCCAGAAGCAAGTGTCATTTTTTGAGCGATAAATATTAACATATAGATAAAAGGATTTCCATGCTAACAAATTTAAGCACTGCGCGTATACAAGAATTTTCAAATTCAGGGCTTCCATTAAATGGTGGAAAAATCACTACATATGCACTAGGAACTACTGTACCAAAAACTTCATATGTTGATATAAATGGGACAACTCCTAATACTAATCCAATTGTACTTGATAGCAATGGTTCTGCTTCGATATATCTAAATGGTAGCTATACTCTTGTACTAACTGATAGCGATAATGTACTAATTGATACCGTTGATGTTGCTGGTGGGTATAACGACTATATTACTTCTGGTGGTTCTGGGAATTTCGCAGATAACATCGTAATTTCTGTTGATAATTATGATTCTGTCAGAGCTTTAAATAATCCTTATGCGTTCATATTCATTCAAGGCCGTGAGTTCCAAGCGGATGGGGGAGAAGGAGTTTTTTTCTTTGATTCTTCAAGTTCAGCTCCAGATGATGACGGTGTAACACTAGCCTCAGCAAATACTTCTGGTCGTTATATTCGTCTAAACATGTCATATATTGATCCACGTTGGTTTGGGGCAACATATACTCTTTCCGAGGAACAAGGCACATACATTGAAAAGTCCGAGACTGCGGCATTACGCTATGAACTTCCAATCAAGATAAATGGTAGTTTATACATCAATCAAAATTATATAACCGAGTCAGCAACCGAATATATTTTCACAGACAATGCCAAACTAGTATCAACTCTCGGCGTAACATTCACATTTACCGAAGGTACACGTTTGCTCGAATGTGGGCATCAGGTATTTGGTAATTCAGTACAGCCATTATTCGCAACAGGCACGGTGGATATTCTCAAGTATTCATGGATGGACGCCGACAATAACGAAGGACGTGTTTCTAAGCTCCTAGCGTCCTCTGTAGCGGCGTTTCCCATTCAGTTTGATGAAGCGTTCTCTACATCTGTGGCTCCTCTGATTCCTTCTAATTTAGAGCTTATACTAGGTGAAGTTGTTACAATTACTTCACAATCTGATCTAGAGTTTAAAACAAATTATACTGGTTATGATCAGTTATTTGCGTATACATCTGTAGCAAATATTGGCAATGTAGCTATATCTGGTGCAACCTCTAGACCAGAATTTTTCGGTAGTAACGATGATATTTCATTTACCGCTTGTGCAAAAACAGGTAAAATGAAAGTAACTGATAAAGTATATACCGTCACATCAGCATTCTGTACAAATGATCTAATAATTGTAGGTGATCCTGAGATATCTATTTCACAAACTGCCGCTATACTCTTATCAGCATCAACACCTACTAATTTCATCCTTAACACGAATACTTTTCTAAAAAATATTACTCTTACTTTAGTTTCAGGATCAACAATAGATACTGTGTTGTTTGGAGCGGAAGATTCTGTGATATCCGCTACTTCTGGTTCCATATCGACTGAGTTTGTAAATCTAGAATCCTGTACTATCAACAACAGAAATATATTCATAGATGCACCGGAAACTGACATATATTATTCGAATGTTCAGGACTTATCGGATGAGTATAAACGATTCTATCAAGGATTCTCGGCATTTCGCGATGTATATTTACTAAATGAAATATCAGAATTTGAACAATTTACAAATTTCTTATCTACAGATGAATTTGGTAAAGTATATTCTACTCAAACTCCAAATATAGATGCAATATCCGCTACACATATTACGGTAGATAGACTAGATACTAGATTTTTGTATACTACTTTAATAGAATTTAGATATCGTAATGAAAGTGGCACCCCTTACTGCCGCGTTTTCCGTAATAATGTTGAACTGTATGATTTACCTGGAGCAACAACCGCCACATACGATGCTACATCTGCTGACGAAGCCACGATAGCGATTAACATCACCGGAGAAGCCATAGGTATGAGTCGTATAAATCTTACATCTGCTATCAATGGCATTTCAAGTAGATATCACGAAATCAACATTCTAGCAATGACAAGTAATAATTTACAGATTGTGGGAGATATTGCTGGGACAGTGATGTTATTTCCAAATGCCTTTGTCTCAGGTAAAAATGCCGCTAAATGTTTCTATTACTATGATATAAAACGATGGTTTATTTCATAATATATCGTTTAGATTAAAATGAGTCAGATTATTGGAAATGATGTAGTTATTATATGCTATAGCTGCATCTTTTTCTATATGGAACGAACCAAGATAGATAAGTTGTCCGTTTAAACGAATATTCGATTGAAAAATCTTTTTTCTTTTATGAAAACAAACGCCTTTATATTTTGAACTTGTATTCTTTTGTTTAGACATATTTCTGCTATTTTGTGAATCTGTAACAATTCTTAAATTATTCGGATGATTATTATGTTTATTTCTATCTATGTGGTCCACAATTTGGTCAGAAGTTAAGTTTATATTGTAGAATATTGAGTAAATGATTCTGTGATTTTTATACAGTTTCCATTCAACATAAGTTTTATAATATTGCTTTCCTATTGGGCCGGATAAGCATCCGACAGGAGAACCAATACCAATATTATAGGCTTGTTTATTTGGCGCTTTCCATCTTAGTCCATTTGGAATACTCGAATCAATGTAAAATAGTTTTTTTAAAATTTCTACGTCTGGTAATAATTTCGCTTTCATAACGGCTCCTTGTATCCGAAGAATATACTCTCTCCCCGGCATCCAAGCAAGTGTCATAAATTAGTCTTATAAATATTAAATATAACGAGGTTTTTCAATGGCTTTTGTATCACCCTGGTGGTTTATTCAGTTGCGTAATGATTTGGGACTTCCCCTAGCTGGCGGTAAAATTTATACTTATGTGTCAGACACAAGTATTCCCAAACCAGTATATTATGATTCCGAACTTTCCCAACCAACAACTAATCCACTAATTTTGGATTCAGCAGGTAATTGTCCACAGTTCTTCATGGAATCTGGCTCATATACTTTCCATGTAACTGATGCAAACGATATTGTAATTGCCACAAGAAATAACGTTCTTGGTGCGGCTTCTTCTGGAGGCACAACATCAGCCGATTATCAAATAAAGATTGCTAGTGATGACATAGATCCTGGATACATATATGATAAATTACAAAATTCTTCTACCATTGTTTGGGATAAAACAAATGATAAGATTATTGCGAATGCAACTGGTATCGCACTGGACTCATTCAAAGTAAAGGCTACAAGTGCAGATGCTTCTCCAGGATTTTTATCAGACAAGATCGCAAATACTTCTTCAATATCCTTATCTGTTTCTTCAGATAAACTTCATGCTGAATATACTGGACCACATTATTCACAAGTAAGTTCTTCAGATACTGCCGACTATTTGGCTACAAAGTTTGCGGATTCTCCAACAGTTACATGGACAAATGATGGTTCGGTTCTATCCGCATCAATCTCTACAGCCGACAATGGAAAAGTAAAGATTAATTCAGCAGATACCGCAAAGTATGTTGAAGATTCTATAAAGCCTGGATCAGGTATAGTTTTTACACATACAAATGATATTAATGGAAAACAAATACACATTTCAACAACTAATGCTACATATTCTGGGCAAGTTAAAGTGTCAGAAGTCGATTTCCTTGGATATCTTCCATCAAAACTTGTTGCCGGTACAGGAATTTCTCTTTCTGCCAATAATAATCAAATTAAAATCACATCGGAATCAAGTCCATCTGCATCGTTAGGATATGTATCCTCTATATTACCATTTACTTCGGCAATTCGTGTTGCAAATACTGCGGTGACAGCAATAACATCAATTACCATATCCGCTGGAATTTGGGATGTTGAAGGAAATGTGCTTGGATATATCTCGCCAGTAACCTCTTCTGTCAATACTCCGGGTATAAACTCAAACATTGCTACATCAGTTGCATTCGTAAACGATGGATACGAAGGATATGCCTCACATACCGTTGTCACAGGCTCTACAAGGTCCACTCCTCTTACTCGTAGACGAATCACGGTAGCAACAAACACGACGCTTTATTTGGTGTCACAGGCCCGTTTTGGGGAATTTATATACTGTGACTTTTGGGGGAATATAACCGCACAACAGGTATCATAATGATTTTATCAGATTTTACAATTGAGTCTATTAATCAAAATTTTAATGATATATCTTCTGGATGGTTATGGTCGTCTTCTGATGTATACGATTCAGAATATAGACATGTTTATCAGCAACCACTTTCAGTTGAAGCTGCCACATTGTATGATTTGAAATGGCAAACATCCGCTTCTACCATTACAATCCGAAAATCTTCTGAACCATTGTCCGAAGTGATATGGGCCGGATATTGTGAATTTATAGAAGAAATCCCGGCAAATCCTTTAGTATGGAATGATGTATACAAAACATACGATCTTCCTTTGATTAATGGTGTAACACAACAAGTAGGTATGGAATTTTATCTTCCGTATTGTCATAATGAATCTGGTGAATTGATAGAAAATGGTCGTGCGGTATTCATTACATCAGGAACAGATGATGATTCCTTGCATATTGCTAAAGCAGATAAAGGGAATATATCTGGTAAGTATGTAATTGCTGTAACGACACAAGATATAGCCAATGGTGAGTCTGGATACTGCACAAAGTATGGTGAAGTTCGTAATATTGACACTTCCAATCTTGTAGCAAATGCTCAGTTTTATCTAGATCATGATGGTACATTTACATCTGCCAGAGCGGACTTTCCAGATTATTCCACAAGAATCGGATACTGTACAATTTCTCACCCAACATCTGGCCAAATATACGTTGATGTTGTATCAGAAACCTCAATTGAAGATATATACAACGTACAGATAACCAACCCAAAAGAAGGTGATTCGTTTATCTATGAGAATAACCGTTGGATTAACCGGAACTTTGGTGATATTTCCCATGATCCTACAGGCTTTTCCAATCCAGCAGCAGTAACTGTATCATATGAAGAATCAACAAGATGTGTAACTTTATCTGGTACAGTAGAAGCATACTGGAGAGGTAATGTTATACCTGTTCTATCTGCTGGATGGTGCTCGGAACCTCATGCTCTTGGAGTATCCGCAACTCAATTTCTATATTACAATGGTACAGATTTTATATGGTCTACAGTTCCTTGGACATTTGATCAGTTACAGATTGCTGCAGTATTCTATGATTCAAGAGGAATATACCAGTTCACATTAAGAGAATGTCACGGTATAATGCAACACCAAGTTCACCAAGAATTCCACATAAACATTGGAACTTATCTGATTGCGGGTGGTGATTTAACAAATTATACTCTTGGCTCTACAGTAGTCGCAAATCGTAGGCCGGATATTTCGCAGATAAGAATTGCTGATGAGGATCTGGAAACAGTCAACTTAGGTTTGTCTTCTAAAAATTATATGCAGTTTTCGCTCTCAGGAGCAAGTGCTGATATTATTTTCACTTCAGCAAATGACGTTGTTGGTCTTACAGGAAACCAGCCGATAGTTAATACGTATACTGGCGGCGTATGGGGCAGTACACCATTAGCAAATAACGCTCATGCCGCAATATTCGTGATGACAATTCCTCAAGCATTGGATACCAAATCTCAATCAAAACGGTATGTATTTGTCCAGCCACAGACATCCAATGCTTCATTATCGTTGATTCAAGCATTATCTCCGAATGATCTAAATCTTGGTCAATTAGCAGTACAAGTTCCGGAATATTTGTTTATTGGTAAAATCATTGTAAAGTATCAAGGTGGTAACTGGACATTAATTTCTGTTGAAAAGATATCTGGAAGCAAAGCAAATCAGTCTTTGATAGCTGGTGGATTCTTATCTACTGTATCTGTTGGACCATCTTTGTCAGGTAACGGCACTCCAGCATCACCAATTGATTTGCTTGATAGTAAGACTCCTGGAACTTATACCAAAATAGTAGCTGATAGATATGGTATTGTTACATCTGGTGGCAATTTACTTGCATCTGATATTCCAAATCTTACTCAATATCAGAATATATCCGAAAAAGGTGTAGCCAATGGTTATGCTGCCGTTGATTCAAACAATAAAGTATATACTTCGGCTATACCTGATTTCATACTTGGTCAATTAAAGTACAGCGGCACATGGAATGCTTCAACAAATACTCCATTGCTTACAACTGCGACAGCAACATCTGGCAATTTCTATATTGTAAATGTTTCCGGCACAACTATCCCCGAAGGATTAAATCCAAACACATCTGCTTCTCTATGGCCAACAGGTGATATTGAATGGAAAGTAGGTGACTGGATTGTATTTGATGGAACTTACTTTGACAAGATTGATAATACTTCGGAAATATATTCTTGGAATGGGAGACTTGGCGCAGTAGTTCCTATATCTGGAGATTATACTGCAGTACAAATTCTAAATGTACCATATGGAACTATTGCTTCTACAAATGTTCAAGATGCATTAAATGAATTAGATACAGAAAAGTTAAACAGAACTCCATATTTAATTGTTGGCCAAAACGCAAACTCATATAATGATAATGGAGTTTATGCTGGTTACAATGTGACGAACGCACCTAACGCTTCTTGGGGAATACTTCAAGTATGGAATTCTCCAAACGATTCTGGTGACCAAGTTTGGCAAGAATGGAGATCCGCATCATATGGAGATCAATCAGTTTGGAAACGTGGTTCATATGATTTTGGTGCTACTTGGACTGGTTGGATAAGAAATCTTGACATTAGTAATGATGCAAGTCTATTAGCGGATTCACATACTCATAGCAACAAATCAACTTTGGATGTTATTAACCAATCATTGGCAACGTCTGCTTCTCCTACATTTGCTGGCCTTACTGTTGGGAATATATCCAATACAGAATTTAGCTATTTGGATGGAGTATCGGCAAATATACAAACACAATTGATAAACTTATCGGCTTCTACAGCTTTAGCTGCTAACCGATACTCTACAACTATCAATGTAAATGCCGGAACAAATACCCAAACCATTACACATAATCTTGGTATATTGCGTCCACATTTGGATATGTACCATAATGATGAAGTAATTGCGGCTTCACCAAAATATATCAATACTAATTCACTAAGTATCACCACAACTTTACCAGCTACATTAAATAGTGTATATGTAGAGGTCTTTAAATGATTATACCTGAGTCAACGAAAATATATGGAAATCTTGATATTTGGACAAATGCAACTATCACATCTGGTGGTGTTGGCTCATTTCAAGCAGTAGAAGTAAGTCCAACAGGATTGAGATTCCCAAATGATGCTTTTGGTGGTGGTGGAGACTCGGCAGGTATGCGTCTTGTTTCCAGAAGTGGTGAAAATACTTCTTTGGAAATTTATACAACAAATGATGCGGGTGCTGACTGGATCAATCTAATTGTTCCATCTGTAAATGACGCGAAAATTAATGATTATACAATCTGGAATAATGGAAACTTTGATCCTGCAAACTACTCATTGTCAGGACATACGCACAGTATCACAAATATTCTTGATAGATCCTCAGTATATTATGATGATAATTATGATGTTGGCACTGCAAAATATATGCGTTGGAAGAATGCTGGAGACAATCATGAAATAATTGATGCTTCAAATAGTACTGCTCCAAATGGCACATCTATTGATAATTCAAACTCATTTCATGCGTGGACAGCTACATATCCAACATTGGTAGGATGGAACGGAACAGCTACATATGGTGTTCGTGTTGATTCTGCAAGAGTTTCTGATAGCGCATCTACTTTAGGTGGAATACCTGTAGAAAGATTTGTGTTTGGTGATAACGGATCTGGAACAATTAAGAATTCGGGTCCATTTGGTAATATTGCTAAATCTGGCTTTTACAATAATGACACTTCAACCGATGCTCCAAATCCATCAACATGGACTCACCTTATCCACTCGGATTATACTGGGGATGATAATTGGGCTTGGCAATTAGCGGCTAACTTTGAGGCTGGAAACTTAGAAGAATACTCTACAAGAATTAAAGTAAATGGTAACTGGTATGTATGGCGTAAGATTTGGACAACTAAGGATATATCTCAAGCAAATGTAGATAGCTGGAATGTTGCGGCAACTTCTGCACATAATCACGCTAACAAATCAAATCTTGATACAATTAATCAGAACTTAGGTACTGGATATAGCCCTACCTTTGCGGGGCTTACTGTTGGAAATATATCCAATACAGAATTCTCATATTTGGATGGAACTTCAGCAAATATTCAGACACAATTAAATCAACTATCTCAAATTGCTATTTCTGGAACTGGTTCAGGTACCGCAAATAAGATAACAAAATTTGTATCTAATACCGCAATGGCAGATTCTACAATAACTGATGATGGATCGTCGGTTACATTTTCTACTCAAGTTACTGTACCAAGAATCAATTTACCAAATAATACACAATCATTATATGTTGGGGATGATGTTTCTATTGGAGATATAAATGTAGCCCACGCACTTGGGATAAAGAGTCAGACAAACACAAATTATGGATATATTAGATTTGGTAGTGATAGTAATGGTATTGGATATAATGGAACATACTTAGAATATGCAGGTTCTACTCTATTTGGTGCAGGATCAAAAACTCCAAATTCATCCGCCAAATTTGTTTTTAATGTTGGAAACAATGATTATAATGGTATTGATATTTTTGGAGACAGATCAGATAAAGCAACATTTATTAATATTGGATCATTATCAAATACAAGTTCATCATGGGCAATTCAAAAACGAGATGATGGATTAGATGGTTCAACTGTTGGTTGTTTTGCTATAGAAGATTCAACATCGTCAGGCAACGAAAGATTCCCTTTATCTATTATGGCTGGAAATGGAGGACATCTTCTTTTCAATCGTAATATCACTGGATATACTGGTAAAATGCTTGCAATGTATAAAGATACTACTCCAACAACAGCATCAAACACGAACTACGCAAACACCCCAATAGTTATAAACAGAACTACGTCAGACTCTTCAACATCTACAGTTGCTGGTCTAGGTTTTCATAATGTTGGTGTAAATGCTGCTATGTTGTATTACGATCCAACAACATCTGTTTTCAAATATAATAGAAATGTTACAGGACCATTGGTAACTATTTGGGATGACTCAACTTTCAATCCAAATGACTATTCTCTAACAGGACACAGCCATAAATTTGTTGTTGGTGACAGAACAGCACCATATTCATCAGCAGTACCATCTTCTTGGTATGGTGATGGTTTATACATGGCGCGAGTATACAATCAAGATTATCCTTCTGCATTTGGTAACGTATTATCGCTTGATGGAACTGGAAGAAACCAAATATTCACAGGATGGTCTGGCGATAATGGTGGATTCAGTGGAATGTGGATTCGTAACAAACGAGACGCATATGATGGTTGGTCTGGATGGCAAAAAATATTAGATTATGAAACCGATAGCATAAGCATTGAACACTGGAATGATTCGTGGGCAAGAACAATCCAATCAAATGTCGGAGTAAACTGTTATCAAGCAAATGATGGAGACTCTTGGCAAACTCGTATGAATGCCAGAGGTAATCATTTTGGTAGATATGATAATTCTTCAAATGGTTCTCCAAGATATCTGAATTATACAATGTTGCGTGAAACCACAAATACTGTTTATGGTATTCTTGGATATTCTTCAGATAACGAATGGTATGTTGGTAAATCAAATTACAATGCAGAAATTTCAAATTATTATAAGATTTGGACTACAAAAGATATTACCCAAAATAATGTAAATGCTTGGAATAATCCAGGTTCTGTATGTCTACCATTATCTGGTGGAACAATGAATGGCACAATTGCTATGGGTTCTGTTGGTGGAAATGCCGGAGTTCCTGCAATCAATTTTGATGGAGTTATTCAAATTGATGGCTACAAATGGATGATGGGAGATACTTCAAACGGTGTCGGATTCTCAATATATGCCAATGGATATGAACGTGAAATTGATGGTGGTGGAAACTCAGTAACTATCCGAAATGAACGTGGACCATTAAACATTGGATATTCTGCTCAACCAGTAAGATTATCTGGTACTACATTCACTGCTAATGGGAATACTATCTGGACTACTGCAAATTTAAATGTTACTCCTAGCCATTTGTCTGGAACTACATCAAATCTACAAACTCAGATCGATAATATAAATTCAACAATGCCGTCAACCATTTTGTCAACTGTTACCAATACATATTTGACATCAACTGGAAGACACTTATCAGCAACTATACCAGGGAATACCTTTAATTCAACAGTACCAACACAAGTACGAGTTGTTGGCAATATTGGTGTAAACTATGTTGGTGGAACTTCCAATATTGAGCTAAAACTTGATGGAAATACTATATTCTCACATAGTTTGACTGCTACAGGAGAATCCCAATCTGATACATTTGAAATAGATTTTACTGTAAGAAATGCTGGTTTCAGTTCTATGGAAGTATACGGTCTGTGTAAGATGTGTAATACTAATATAACAACCAATACTGCTAAAATGAGAGTGGTTTCAAGCAGTTTCTCAATGACAGTTTCCAATTCTTGCATATTTGACATAGTTTCAACATTATCTGGAACAGCTACTGCAGCAATAACATTGGCAAAAGTAACTCGTGGATAATCGAATAAATATACAATATAAGGTAAACAAATAATGGGCATATCTAGACCAGTTACAATTGTAGGAATATCTGTAAGTAATAGTTACAGCCCATTGTCTTATTTTACACCTTCTTCTTATGGACAAGTAAGACCGCTTTCTGTTAATTCGGGGTTTGGCTTTACTGCAGACCATACAATGTCAACACAATT